GCTTTATGGCCTGGAGGCCATAGGGTCGCTTCTGCTTCTGCTACGGTCCCAGTGGCCGGAGTGCCGGAGATTGTGGCGCTGTGACGATCTAGGACCTTTTGAGCGATCGTGGCGATGTCTGTGGAAGCGGGGTCGTAGCTAGTGCCTGCGACGATCGTGTCGAAGATTAGTTTGGATTCGTTCGAGGTGGCTTTGAGCTCCATTTGCTTATCTACTTCGTTGTAGCTGCGTTCTGTGATGTAGAGATCAAAGTCACGTTTCTGGCTCGAGTAATTGATGCGGTTCCACGATCCGAATAGCCGGTTAGTAATAGACGATGGGGAAACGCCTCCGAATGAGGTAATCGTGGCGACCGAGTTTCCGCCTGCTTCGGTGAGCGTTCCAAGGTCCCAGATTTCGCCGAAGTCTTGCCGGATTTCGCCCGATACGCGCAGCTCTTGGTCTGTGAGGTCGATTAGGTCCATATCGTTAGAGCTTGGCAGAGAGGTAACTAGGCGCATTTCGGCGTAGGGCGCTTTGGATTCGTCGAGGGTGAGCTCTGCCTCTTTGACGTTTAGAACTATGTTTAGCGGTGTAATTGTGGCCGTTATAGAGTGCCGGTCTCTAATGGAAGCCACTAGAGGACCTCCTGGTAGTCCATTTCAATAATCCAGCGCTGCCTGGAGACTGGATCTAGACGCATAGCCATGGCTCCTTGCCTTACGAAGTTCATGTCAATTTGGGGGTGGTCTGTGTCGTTTAGTTCCCAGGTTCCCACGCCTCCGAGCGCGTCGTAGGCCACCCATGCGTCAGTCTTGGATTGAAAAAATAAGTGCAGCGTGCCATACCGTAGGCCGTCTAGCTCGAGGCTTACGTCTTGCTCTGCTTTGCCGATGACATTGTGCAGCACGTTTCTGGATTCGCGTTCGGTGCTGTACTCCATTACCAGGTCGGGAGTGATGGAACTGGAAGCGTCTGTGATGGTTGTCGTCATCGAATATCCCTTACGTTCGTGGTGATGGTTACTGTTTTCGGAATGTTTCGCACGATCTCGTCAAGTCGTCGGGCCTCCGCAATAGCGGAGCTAAGGTCGAATTGCGGAGTAGCATCAATTCTCGCTATGAGCGCAGCTTCCCTTTTGGTCTCGGCTAAGCTCATATTGTTTTCTGTGAGCTCTACACCTGCGTCCATGTAGGTTTTACGAATATCCTCGGCTGTTTGTACTGCTTCGTTTTGTAAGCGCTCGGTTTCTTCGTAGCGGTCTAATAGTTTGCTTTGCGAGATTTCCAAACCCGAAGCAGACCTTAGCCTGGCTTCGTCTGAGTCGTCGATGCCTTTTGCTGCATCTTTTTGGTCTTCGTAATACTTAAGGATTTTGCCTTCTACTTCTTGACGCTTATCTCCAAGGCCTACCTGTCCAGCTATGAAGTCGGTCCAAGTAATTCCGATGGCGTCAAGATCGCCTGCTACCTTCTTGCGTTCTTCTTCGTCGCCTACTAGCTCGTTAAAAAGATTGATTTTTTGCGCTTCGGTAACCATGTAGGTGCCAGCTTCGACCATCTCTTGAGCCATGGTCCAAGTTGCCTCGGCTGCTTCCGCTGCCTTTTCTTTTGACTTAGTAATCTCTGCGGTAATAAGACCTATACCGGCGGCCGCTGCTAGACCGGCGGCAGCACCTGCGGGCCCAAAGCCGCTAAACATTTCAGCGGCCGCGCCTTGGAAGCCGTCCACAATGGATTCTGCGGAGCCATCGAACGATGCTGCTACTTCTTTAGCGTTAGAGAATGAGTCCTCGCGCATCTGGTCCGTGGCTTCGCTAGTATCGCGTGCCATATCGTCATACGATCCAGATACGGATTTTCCAAGCTTCGATGCTTCTTGCTTAGTTTCCCGCGCATAGTCAGCGAAAGACTTCTCCATCTTGTCGGAGGCACCTTCGGCGTCTTTGGCTAGATCGTCGAAGGTTTCACCGACTCCCTCGATGATGTCCTCGGCGCCTTTCATGCCCTTTTTGAATTGGCTAGTGTCCGTAGTTAGGTCTAGCTTTGCGCCTGCCATATCAAGTCCTGTTCTCTAGTAGGTCTATGAAGGTTTTGACCGAGGTTTGCACCCATAGGCTGAGTACTCTTGGCACTACCTCTCTAGCAGCTGGATAGAAGGAATACCCTTTACTGTTTCGAGGATCTAGCTGTGCTGTGGTGCTTCGGTTTTTCATTACGTAATACTTGCCAAGCTTGGAAGTGCTGCGTACCGTGCGGAGGCGTTGTGGGTCTGCACCGAACTCGAGCGCATACCACTTGGTCTTACCATCGAGGCCACCGCTGAGCGGTTTTCCGGTAGTTGCAGCGGTTAGGGTGACGCCCTTATTGCCGACGGTGACCTTAGCGGTGTTTGCTAAGACCTTCGATCGAGCTCTTTGGTTCTTTCCGCCAGATATCGAGGTGGCTTCCGCTATGGCTTGACGCCATACCGGAAGGATCACCTTTTTCGATTGTGCGTTTACTGCTTTGCGGATTTCTGGCTCGGCCTCTTTTAGAGCGATGATGACTGCCTGGATCTCACGCGAAGCTAACGCGGAGACCTGGAGCATTAGGGTTCTACTAGAGTCGGTACGCCCTTGACTGGGAGGCTGACCGTTGCCGTTGCGAAGCTGCGGGTGTCGCCACCGACGGAGCCAGCGACGATGTGCAGGTCCATGGTGAACGAAGGTCCGGTGCCACTGCGAGGCTTCAGGATTGCGCCCGAGACGGTAGTGCCTTGGTTAGTCCAGAGATAGCGGGAAAGTGACGAAGCGGAGTCCCAGTCTTGCACGAAGGTAAGCTCGAGGGTCCAGTCCGTCGAGGACTCGGGGAAGTGCGCCGTCGGAGTCAACCCATAGAAGGTTGTCGTGGAGACGCTGGGGGATAAGGTAGCGGTCGAGGCGGCTGCTTCGTAGTCGTCTCCGCCGAGGGTAAGCACCACGTCTTCATAGTAGAGCGGTGCAGGTGTGATGGTTGCCATGTTTCTAGTCTCCTAGTTCTGCGGTTGCTTGGGTTGTTATTTCGTAGCCCATGTATCTATCGAGGTGTACGACCTTGCTAGCTTCGGTCCACGTTAGATTCTGGAGTAAGTTTATGCCGGTTAGCGCTTCGACCAATAGGACGTCGAGGTCGTCTTCGGCTGCCCTAGCGTCCGTATGGGGGCTAAGGATCATAAGCGCCATTGTTACCGTTATTTTGGACAATGGGGCGAAGTCTGAAGGGACGAAGCTTCGGACGCTGACTAGCATCGTTGGCCGTGTGATTGCGTTTAGGGAACGCTCGTCGTCGATGACGGTCCAAGTGTTAGGGAGTGCTGCGGTGAGCTGGTCGACCGCTGCGGATCGCATGCTCATTAGCCGGTCACCGGAACGCCACGCCTGGGGCGTAGTAGCTGTTTTATTTGCCAGTCCAAGGGGAATGGGCGAATGGTGAAGGTGTCGGAGCCGATGTCGCCATTGGTTGCGTCCACGATAGATCCGTTGTAGATATTGCGTGCCTGCGATATTTGAGCCATGCGGTAGTGGGTAGGTACTGCGGCGGCCGCTGCTAAAGCGGGTGCGTAGTCCAAGACCTGCGTTTTGGCTACTTGGAGGATCTCGTAGAGCACGTCGTCGTCGATGGTCCTCGAGTCAATCCACTGCGATCGTGTGATTGCTAGAGTGGCCCATTCGGCTGAGGTGTCGTCTGCGACGATACGGACTGGATCTACTTGGGTAGCTGCGACGGTTGCGTGGTGCTCTGTGTGGTCGATGATGCAGACAATCGTATAGATGCCTGCTTCGGTGAAGATTGAACTCTCGGGGAAGGTCACTTCGATAGCGTTTCCGTGTACTTCTGCGGTAAGGGTTGTTATTTCGGTGCCCGAAGGGTTAGTGGCTGTCACCTCTGCGGTGTCATTGCCATGGAGCTCTTGGGGTACGCCATTGAGTTCGGGGAGCACCGTAAGGACTTCGTGCGGAATATCTCCGACATAGTAATAAGTCATTACGGTGCTCCCTTCCCTCTAATGTTCGACTAGGCGTTGTTAATGATGCGAGACATGCCAGCGGTGTCGTCGATACGTGCTGCCACGTATCCGAACACTGCTTCGTCAACTCCACCCTTAGCGATGTCGAGTGCGTTCACGCGAATCGGTGAGCCTGGAAGCTCGTGGACGGTGATTGCATCGCGAGCACCTACCAGCACGTCACCGGCCGCCATAGAGGCGTGGGGGACAATGCGGAAGGACTCCATCTGGCCGCCTTCGAGGTTGAGCGACATGCTCAAGAACTCCAGGGCGTTATTCGTCTGAATCAGTGCCAGTTCTTCGTAAACGTCGGGGGCGACGATTGCGAAGGTGGGGAGTGCGTCTGCGTTAGAAATAACGTTCAGCGATCCACGTACCAGCTTGACCAACGATTCGGCAATTCCCGAGGGAATGGTGCCTACCTCGGTGCCTGCGCCCACTGCGGTAAGTGCCTGAGTGAGTACGTAGTTGTCGGACTGCTGTGCGTAGCTGTCCACTGCGTAGCGCATCATGGCTTCGAGGACGTCGGTCTGACCGAAGTCTACGAACTCGCGGGCGATGTCCCAGGCTCCAGCGAAGCGCTGCAATGGGACGGTGTAGGCCTCGGCCACTGGAGCGTTCGAGGGAACGTCTGCCTTGTTGCCGGTCCATGCTGCGACTGCGGGAGTGGTGGTGAAACGCCAGCCGGTGACGGACGTCGAGGTGAGCGCTGCCGATGCGAGGTTAGGGATAACCTTTCGCGTAAAGCGGCGACCGTTCCAGAGCTCTCCAACGTACTGGGGAACTACGGTCGCGGTGCCTACTGCGCCTTCGCCGGTTATTGCTACGTCTTCGAGCGCTGCCATAAGGTGACGGTCTCCTGTGGAGCGTGCCTTAGAGATCATGCTGAAGACGTCGTGCTTGCTGAGTTCGGACTTCTTGGGTTCTGCGGTCACCGAGGCTTTGAGGGCTTCGGGCACGCGGGCGTTAAGTGGCTGGTCCACTGGTGGTTCCTCCTGTGCTGGTTGTGGCTGCACCTCGGCGGCCATTGGGGTTAGTTCGACGTGTTCGTCGATTGTTACGACGTCACCGTCGACGACCTTTGTGCGAGTGATGACTCGCTTCCAGGTGTCTCCGTTTTCGTCGGTGTATTCGTCCTCGATAGTTTCGATGGCACCTGAGTCGGTGGTCACGTCTACTTCTTGGATATCTTGCTCCACCTCGGCGATCGTTTGATCGTCTACGGTGTCGGCTGCCATGAGGCGTGCCGAGGGGAATGCTCCCTGGTTTACGAAGGCGGCTCCGGTGAGGGCACCGGCGACCGCTTCGCCTGCTTTGATTACCACGTTTTTTACCTCCGCGGATAGGGCTTTGAGTTTGCCGGTTGTCTTACCCTTCTCGATTTCAGCGAGTAGGGCGTCGCCTTCGGGGTTCTCGCCGACCTTGAAGGTAGCGACAATTCCCGAGGGAGTTTCGGTGGCGGTCAGAATGCGAGCGACTGGCTCCATCTGATCGTGGTCCAAGTTGGCTTGTAAGACGGAGACGTCTTTGGGAATGCTAATGATTCCTGGGCCGGGGATCTTGAACTTGCCGAGGTTAGTGCGACCGACTTCTCCGAAGGGAAGAAGTAGGCCTGTGACGATTCTGTCTGCGATGGAAGCGGTGAGATGTCCGGCTTCGATGTAAGCGATTGTCATTTAGTCCTCCATGTAGGGGCCGATTTGGCCGCCTGGTCGGTTAGAGTGTGGGCTCGCGTCGAAGCGAATGCGTTGTCCGCGTGGGCATACGTCGTCCATGCTGAGTCGTGCTTCGATGGGTTCGGTCCAGAATGGTAGGCGCTCAATGAAGGACTCGGTGCGGCCTTCTTGGGTTTCGTAGTTTAGGGAAGCTTTGGGGAGTGCAGCGTCGAGCATGGCCGTTGGTAGGTTCATGAAGTTAGCGATGTCAAGCTTTACTGCGTTGCGAGCTTCGATCATGAGGTCGGTCATGGCTTGGCCTTCGAAGCGTGCGTTTAGCGCGTAGGGTACGAACATTACGGTGCCGTCTGGATCGCGTCGTGCGGCCGCTACTGCTTTGACATAGGCCGAGGCTTCTTCTTGGGTCATGCCGTTGTCTTCTTTTTCCTCGAGGACAATAGCGGGAGCTGGTGTGCGTGCGCGTCCGGCCCATGAGGCCTCGAGGTCTACTGCTCCGCGAATGGTGCGAGCTGCGACATTGAGCAACCCTTCGAACGGTCCAGGGAAGTAGATAACGGAGTCGGCTGCGGGTTTGATACCGTCGACTAGGATCTCGGCGTTCTCGTCGATTTCCCAGCGGTCCCAGGGCACGCGAATGGCGTCAATGATTTGGTTCTCGGCGCCTCGGTCGACCGCCCATAGGCTCATGCCGTAGAAGATTAGATCGTCGATGGTCTGTGCCATGCGGTGCCATGGCGGTAGGTCTGTGTCGGTGCGGTAGAGCCAGGTTGGTTGTGGGTCTATGAGCTCTTGTCCTCGGAGCGCACGAAGGGGCCGTCCTGCGAGCGCTCCGAGGATTAGGCCTCTGGCGACTGCGACCGAGGGGAGGCTCATGGCCTCTTTGCGGGTTACCGGAATGGTGTCGGTGCCAAAGATGTCGGACCATACGAACTGCTGGAGACCGCCTTCTGACCATGGAGATACGACTCCAGCTCGGGCGATGCGGTTAGCGGGGAAGCTAGCGATGTTGGTGTTGTGCGCGTAGCTAGCGAGGTTTAGTTGGCTCAGTAATCCCATGACGTCTATTGTCGCGCGAAGCTCTTACGTTTTAGTGCCTCGGCGTGTCCGTTGGTACTGGATACCGTAGCCCTGGGTCTTCCCTATGGAGATGCCATGGACGTGGCGCTCGTGACGCGATGATAGCTGCGCTGCTTCGGTGAGATTGCTAGCTATCTCAGCGTAAAGGTTTGGGCATTCTGTGCAGGTCACTACGACGGTGGTCGAGGACTTGTCGAAGCGCATCATGATGACACCACGATCCCAGCGGGTGCTCCGTTGGTTGTCTTTGCGAAGTGTTGGTCCCAGTTGCGTAGCGCTCGAGTTGCAGCGTCGAGGCAGGTAATATCGTCGCCTGGCTGGATTGTGGTCCAGAGCCACATTCCATGGTCGCCTCGGATCTCGCGTTTGCCAGCTCTGACTACTGCTTCGTTTAGTCCTACTTGGTCGAAGTGCTTGACGGTTCCGCGATCTAGTTCTCGAAGGAATTGGATACACCCTGCGGAAGTCTCACGGTAGGTCTGCATGCGAAGCTTCACCTTGGGTTGCAGGGGAGCGCACTCGACTGCGGTCGCTTTGCCTTCGCCAATGTCGTCGTAGGCGATGGTGCTTCCTCGGTACTTGGTGGTCAGCTCTTGCATTCGTTTCGGTAACCATGATGTGCCTTGACGGTGCTCGACTACTTCGATGTGCGCGATGTTCTGCTTGTCACGCCATGCGGCCACGATCGCGGAAGTGGAGCCTCCAGGTTTGATGGCAAGACCGAAGGCGATGCGAGGTGGCTTCTGCTTCTTGGTCTGAAGTCGCGCTGCGTCCCATTGCTCGGGTTGCACTGCCGTAGTGCCGAAGGTCTCCGGCCACATCGATAGATATTCGCGAGCCCATTGTGGTTTAGCCATTGACCGATAGTTCTTGATCATCTTCTCGATGGTGGTCAATGTGCCGATGCCAGGGTGGCAGGTCTTCAGAAGTTCCATCGCGTGATGCTCGTCCTCGATGACCTCCCAGTCGGTATCCTCGGGTGCTGCGTAATCGACGATGCCGATTGACTTGTCACCACCGCGTCCTCGTTCAAGGTAGTCCCAGAAGATGCCGGTGCGAGCTTCGCCTGCGGTTCCCGAGATGATCAAAGACGCGCCTGGCTTTGTGTCTTGGAGTGGAAGGATTGCAGCGAGTAGGTCTTCACCTTCGAGCGGGTCAATCTCTTGGGCTTCGTCAAGCCAACTACAGTCGGCGGCCTCGCCTCGGTAAGCTTCGGCTTCTGGCTTTAGGACGATGAAGCTCGAGCCGTTGTCGAACTCGATGCGTTGGTTAGCGGCACCTCGGAGAATGCGGAAGCCTCGGTCTTCGCCGAAGATAGCATCGTCACCGAATAGTGTGGCTTGTCTGCTTCGAGTGCGTGGCCGGTTGAAGGGGTCCTCATATGGTGGAGGCGTGATGCGATCGAGACGGTTTGCGAACTCTCTAAAGCGTCGCGTCGATGCGACTCCAGATTGTGCGGAGAATGTCACCTGGTAATTGGGGCGCAGCGCGCAGCGTCCAAGTAGTAACAAGAAGATCGTGGTGGTCTTCGATGCTCGGCGTGGCATCTGAATAGCGAAGGCGTCACGATCTGAATTGAGAACGTCTGCGATTAGAAGTTGCTGTGGTTTTAGATCGTCGGGATTGTCCAGATATCCCATAAGCTCGGCACCCTTGAGAAACTCGGTGCGATTGTTTTCATCTGTGTTCAGTTCGGACTGGAAACTAGGCGCAATGCCTTCGGCCTTGCGTAATTCCCAGTCCCTGAGAAAAAAAGTTTTGCGGAAAGCATGCGGAGGTACGGTCGATGTCTCAAAAAAAGACTCTGCTTTAGCTGTTTGGGTTACCATTCGCGAATATCTCGAGTCTGTTTGCGGTAGCGGTTACGTGCTTGGGCTCCGAGTCTGCCTCCAGCTTGAAGGTTGCACTTCACATGGCTAGGACCGCAGTTCTGGATAGTTGTCTGACCGCCTTGGCTAGCTGGTATGCGATGACCGACGTGCCATTGCTGACCTGCCTGTACTGCGCGGCCACAGTCGACGCATGGGAGCGGGAGCCTTGATGCTATTAGCTCCCGCACCCTGGGCGCTTTGCTTGAGTGCTTGACGCGCTGATGGTGGCTAGTCACGATCCGAGCCAGCTCGAGCGACCATAACCACGAAGGTTATCCATAGAATCGTAGCTACTGGTAAGGCAAACTGCCAAGGCATGTGGTCAATCATTGGCAGGCCTCACACTGGAGTAAATCCATCGGGTCTTGGGGCACCTCGTAGTCAGCTGTCTTTGCCATCGCGTGTCCTCCTGCTTGTCATCTGGGCGAAGATTATGTCCTGAGCCCTTGTCTGGATTGTGTTGGTTGCACGTAATAGTGCTAGGTCTTCCGCTTCTGATTGTACTGGCTTGTCATCTAATTTACGTGCAAGTGCCAGGATTTCGTCTTCGGTGAGTTCTAGCATGGTTTGTTCTAGCTTGACTGCTATACTCCGAGCTCGCTCGAGCTCAGCTCCGAGCTGGTCGATTGTTTCGGCTGCTTGTCTCATTAGTTCAATGTGCGTTTTTTCCATTTGGTCCTCATTTCGATTTCTTTGATTCTTAGATCTAGCGTTTTGTGGAGTGCCCATAGATGCGAATCGACCTCCCACTTCTCCATCGTCCTTGCTTCGATGTTATCCATCAGCCGTCTTAGGTAGTCCACGTAGGCGTTTTGGCTTGGAGTGGTGCTCATGGGTTCGTAATGGTGAATGCGTCGTGACTTCTCTATGAGATAGATGCACTGACTGAGTGACTTGTATTGTGCTGATTTCATTAGCCGCACCAGAAACACACTCCATCGACCATCTTGTGTCCAGTGCTGTAGATGCAGGCGGTCTCTGACGGTTCTGTCGCCCTAATAACTATAGTTTCTTTTTTAAGTTTAGTATTAGAGTTAAGGGACGGTTCGGGCGTCACTGGCACCGCGGGGGGGGCGGCGTTAGCGACGCGGGGTTGCTTCATTGGCTGGTCCGGTTCTATCCACTCGAAGCCAGGCAGCGCTGAGTGCTTTAGCTTGTGTTGGGAGCTACGGTCGCAGGTGTAAGGGCAGAAGACCTTGACGCGATACAGGTTCGGCCGGAATGCCGAATGGGTCATGTCATTGCCTCCCTTTTGCTTGAGCACTTGAAGTTCTCCAATGTCGACTAGCTTTTGGATTGCGCGCTGCACACTCCTGCGATCCATGTTTGCGTAGCGCATGAGAGTAGCGACCGAGGGCCAGGCTCCGCCGTCGCCTTCGTGGTTAGCGATGCCAAGTAGCACCAGCTTCGCTGTGCCTTTGGACTTGGAATGGTGCAGCACAAGGCTCATGGATTCTATGCTCATGCGTATACCAGCCAGAGAATAGCTAAGGATTGTGCGGAGCTGATTATGGCAAGCCACAGAATCGCCGTAGCGGGCCTAACGTGGGTGTAGCGGTATGAAGCGGTCTTGAATGTTTTTCGTCGTCTCATAATGGATTTTCGGCCTTCCAGTATGTCGGTGGTGCGTGTCACCATCGACACATGAATGATAATCACACCATTAGCGACTATGCAAGCGACTCGCCCACGATCCATCACTCATTCGGGCGATGGTTTTGGGTGCATCGATGCGGAATGTTCGGGTGTTATTACGACACTCAGGGCGAAGCTGTGCTAGCTAGTGCTAGCCATATGTTGCGCTGCGCTACTTGACCTTGGTATTAGCGAGGCCGTTAGTTCCAACGGTCAACACTGCAGCAATCAGCACCAGCACGTTCTGGATTGTGCCTCCGCTCATAATGCCAATACCAGCCATTAGCGGTGCGAGGGCGATGCTGATTTGGTAGATCCATTTGCGCGTGGCAGGGGTTAGGTAGCGTTCTGCGGGGTTTAGGTCGGGTTCCATTGTTTAGGCTCCGTTCGCGATTATTAGTTGGACTAAGGCTACTGCTATGGCTGTGATGCCTGCGGTCATGAATGAGCCTATCCAGGCATTCTTAGCCACCGAGGCCTCCAGGGTTCGGATTCGTTGCTCGTGGTCGGCGTGGGTCTCAAGTTTAGTTTCGATTCTGACCACCGCCTTTTGCAGGTTATTGATTGCATTCTGTAATCCTCTTATGTCGTTATCCACGTCGGAGTCCGTTCAGATACGTTTGGAGTCTCGAGTAGGTTATGCGGCCGAAGATTCCGTCAATGGGTGAAGCGCCTATTTTACGCTGCACTGCTTTGCGGGTCTCTTTGTTCCACCTTCCAGTAATGGCGATGTAATCCATCGAGGTGCCGATGCCTGGGGAGCGTTTGCCGTCTCTGGTCCATAGTTGTATAGCGGTTATGGTCATGCGGCCGAAGATTCCGTCTAGCAGGCCTTGGTATTTGCCCATGCGCTTTAGCTCTGCCTGCCATGCGATACGTGTGGGACGATCTAGACGACCGTTCACCTTGAGGCCTTCGACTGCTCCGCCACCATTAGCCAGGAATGGTGTGGGATCTATTGCGCGGCCATTTTTTCGCAGCTCGAAGTGGAGGTGTGGTCCTGTGCTAGCGCCAGTGCTTCCGATCAAGCCGAGGTGGTCGCCTGTTTGGACTCGGTCGCCTACTTTGAGAGTCGTGGGGCGCAGCATGTGAGCGTAAAGGGTTGCGTAGCCTCGTAGGTGCAAGCTGGAGCTGTGAGTCACATAGATGTAATGGCCGTAGCCACTGCGACGGTTTAGGTTAGATCCGGTCTTGGTTACGATGCCGTCTGCCGCTGCGCGGATAGGTCCTTCGCCTGCGTAGTCATGTCCTCGATGTAAACGTCTGACCTTGCTAATCGGGTGAATGCGATAGCCGAATGGGGACCGAAGTTTTACGTCCTGGGCTACCGGCCTACTCAGCCGCAGCATTATCGGGCTCCAGCACTTCTTCAACTATTGGCGCTATGAATTGATCCAGTTTCGGATCGTAGGCAAAGCCTGGGCCTGGGTAGACGCTTCTAAAATTACCATTGTATGAGCATTGAACTAGTTCTTTACTTGGGTATCCCCATAACTTAGATAGGAAAGCTTTTCCGAGTTTTTCCTGCTCGACACCGTTCTTATCTGTAATCACTTCGTTAGCGACTACGTGAATTTTACGGACGTAACCATTTACAACATGAGCATAATGTGCCATTAGACCGCCACCCTTACTATTACAAGGCCAGAACCGCCAGCGGCACCGTTACCATCTTCAGCACCACCACCGCCACCACCAGTGTTAGCCGTTCCAGCCACACCAGCACCGCCACCATTAGCACCAGCACCACCGCCACCTAATCCGGCAGCACCACCAGTGTTGTCACCACCGCCACCGCCACCACCAGAAAAGTAAACCGTTCCGCCAGAGTTTTCACCAGTAGAAGTAACTAATCCCCAGGCACTGAAAGCACTTGAACCGACACCACCAGCGCCACCGGTATTAGTAGCTGGTGCAGTTTGGCCAGCACCACCAGCACCACCACCGCCACCGGCTCCATGAGTGGCCGTGGCATCACCACCAGCAAACCCATTCCAACCATCAAGGGGAACGCCACCGCTACCAGCACCACCAGCACCGCCACCATTGGAAGCAGGATTTTCATAAGCGGAACCGTTCCACCCACCACCACCACCAAGAGCAATGAAACCAAAGAGAGTGGATATGCCGCCGAGTCCACCCTTTTGAGATTGTCCAGCGCCATCGCCAGCGGTGCCACCGGCACCAACTGCTAAAGCATGAGTACCAGAAGGTAGATAAAGTTCTGGAATATGGTAAACCGCACCACCACCACCGCCACCGCCACAGTTGCCACCGGTGGGAGAATCGCGAAAATTAGCGCCACCACCGCCACCAGAGATAAGCAATACTTCAACATTTCCACCGACTGAAACCGTAATAGAACCGTCACCAGTGAAAGTGTAATACGTGTAACCGCCAGAAGTTACCTCAGCGGGTGAGCCTGTAGTCCCCGAAACTACTGCGGCACCTTGTACCGCGTTTTCCCATGCTGTGCCGTTCCAAATTTTAGCGGTGGTTAGTTGGTAGGCCATTAGGGTGCCTCGATCCAGACGTCTCCAGCTTGGAGCGTGTAAGGGCCGTCGGGGTCAATAGATCCCACATAGATTTTGGTTCCAGGGTCTCCATCGGTGTTAGTTGTGCCGACATTGTCGAGCGCGGTAGATACCGAGGCCATACCAAGATTTAGTAGATCGCTAGCGAGTGCTTCGGAGTCATCTTCTCCGAATTGCCAGATGCCGTTAGAGTCAAGTCCTCCAGGTCCGATGGGCATTGCTTATCCTTCCAGGGCTGTTATGCGTGCGTCGAGCGCGTCGATTTGGGCTTGTAAAGCTGTTATATCGGTCGCGGGGGCTGCGCCGAGATTGGTTAAAGCTTGGGTTGCTGTGGTGGCGTTAGTTCCACCCTTAGCGATAGGCACTACTGGGAGTCTGTCGGTGGCGAAGATTCCGGAGGTGATTTGGGCTGCGCTGCGCGTTCCCGAGGTAATGTCGTTAGCGAGGTAGTCGCGTGACTTATTGATCTCGCTGTAACCTTCTCGGACGTCATCGGTGGCGAGCACTAGGTCAAAGCCAAGCGCTGCAGCTGCGTCTCCATTAGCCATATTGGTCTCCTAACTTAAAAAAGTTTCCCACGATATTCCGACACTTACTTGCTCCCATTCCAGGCCTGTCGTGATTGCTTTTACTGCGTCGGTGATTCCGCTCATCTTGTTACCGTAAACTGCGGTCAATTCTGAGACGTCTCCGAAGCCGAGAGTGGTCCAGTCGGACAAGCTAAAGAATGAGAGTCTTTGGTCAAGCCATGAGGTGACTGGGTTCTCGGTTAGGTTTCGGCTGGTAATCCGCATTTCAGCTTCTGGAAGGCTGTAAGTCACTGAGACGATGAAGCCGGTCTGGTCGAAGCCTGTAGGGGGTTCGATGACAATAGATTGCCCAGGTGTGGCGTTATAGCGGGATACTGCTTCCACGTCGATGACGCGGCCGCGTGATTGAATACGGTCGAGCATTCCCTGGGCTGCGCCTGGGCCTGGATAGACGGTATCGTCTCGGCGTTCTACGTAGGCAGCGCGTGGCACT